TTTTCTTATTATATCAAGTTGAGCTTCTGTTAAAACTCTTAGTACAGCTTTAGATTTGGCTGTATTATATTTATAATACTCTTGAATTAGGGAAAGGTTTTGTTCTTCCTCTTTCTGTAGCTTCTCAAGCCTCTTGTCTAACTCTTTCTTTTTGTTAAACCTTTTAGTCTTTCTGATACTATGAAAAAGATAGTCGTAATGCATCTGATCTGTTATATGATAGTTCATATTCATCTCGTTAGCATAGAACACCGTATCTAAAAAATTAGAAAGAGAACCATTGGTTCTCCATTTATTATATTTGTATTCTTGACTCTTTACATCTAGATGCACTTTACCGAAATTGACGCTGTTTTCATAACACCAATCATATTTGGCCTCGGTAAGTTTTTCCTCAATAGGCTCTGGGTCCTTTCTTTGCTGCAAAGTTACATCTAAAAATTTCATACGAATTCCGCCTCTATAATAACTTCCGCAAGGAAAGCAGCAAAGTTGATTTCAGCATTGGCTGCAAATGCATTTTGATATTGATACTTGGCAATCAAAGTAACCAAGAGAGGAATGCTCTTCGGCGTAAAGAACTGAGAAGCATTATCATAGAACTCATTATACAGAACGTTAACGTCTGTATCAATGTTGTTCTTGACCCACCTACGCACTTCGGTGTAATTCTTTCCCTTCATCATATCGATTAATTCGCGGATGCTAGTCTGCTGAAGGTTAGCAAGAATGCCACTGTCAATCTTGCCTGTAGCAGCATAACGCTGGAGTTCATTGAGAACTCGACGCCAATCGGGGAAAAACTTCTGAATGATCTCAGCTACAGCTGGCTTGTCGTAAGAGACATTCTCGTTTGTGAGAATTGTCTCAACCCGCTTAAAGAATTGTCCGGCAAGCTTTGCCATATCCTTCTTGCCGATCTTAAAGTCTACGACAGAGCACCGAGAATGTAGCGGTTCAATGATTCGGTTCTTAAAGTTGCATGTAAGGATAAACCCGCAGTTTCTGCTAAATTCTTCCATGAAATTTCTAAGGGCTGGCTGGGTTGAATTGGCATTGAGGTAATCTGCCTCATCAAGGATAACGTACTTTCGTCCACCACTGAGAGATACACTTGAGGCAAAGTTGAGAATCTCATTACGAAGTGTGTCGATGTTACCATTCATAGATCCGTTAATTACAATATAATCACAACCCAACTGCTCAAGCATAGCACGAGCCACCGTTGTTTTACCAACTCCAGCTGTACCAGATAGAATCAGATTTGGGATATTCTTTTGATCAACAAATTGTTGAAAGGTTGCCTTCAGGTCAACCGGAAGGATAGTGTCCTCAATAGTCTTAGGACGATACTTTTCTACCCACAAAAATTCTTCGTTCATTAGTTTTTCCTTCCCGAATGATATTCGTCATAACAAGGTATACAATATCCTCTAAGATCTTTAGCTTGGATATTGTCAGGATGAATATGTTGTCTGTTTGACTTAACATAAAAATCGCTGTATATTTTGTGTTCACCACAGTAAGTACAAGGTTTCAGCTTATACCCCTTGCCCTCGAGACCAAGAGCGGAAAAGATAGTATTAGTTACGTTGTTCGAAACATGCCTAGTAACTCTAGGCACAACACGGTCACGCTTCATCGAAATCTCCATAATATAACAAAAGTAGGGGAGCCGAAGCTCCCCAATTCATTTAGAATGTTGAGCTTTGCTCAACCGCGATCCAGTATTCAACTTCCTTACCAGAGAAGTGAGAGATACCACGAGAACTGATAGTTACCTCATAATCTCCAGGGATAATCTTAATGTTTTCGGACTTAAAGATAGCTCTGAAAGTCTTATCAGTATCGCCGATATTGATAGAATAAATGTTTCCTGTCACATTCTTAGTGTCAGCTGCCTGAAGGAAAACATTGCGTCCATCGCCAAAGACTACAATTTCAGGAAGTGAAAGAACACCAGCAGCCTTCTCAACATCCCTCAAATGTTCATTGGTCAAAGTAAAACTGACATCAACTGATGGAAGATTGATCTCCTTATCAGGAGCCTTTGTGATAGTGCTTTCTTCAGCATAGGTATACTGAGACTTCTTGTTTCCGTCAAAGATCTCAACCGACTTGTCGCCAAACCTCAACTCAGGATCGTTGAAAAGGCTCACAGTTGAAATGAACTGGTCAAGGTCATAGATAGCAAACTTCTTGCTGAAGTCAGTGTCAACCTTACCCTTTGCCATGATTGTCTTTGAAGGAGAAATGGTCTTCAAAACATTTCCTTCTTGTACAACAATTGATGGGTTAATCTTTGCGAAGTTCTTAAGAACATTCAGCGTATTAGTCGAAATCTTCATATTATTCTCCATAATGTTTATCACAATAAAATCATACTATAAAAGCTATTAAATAGCAATCACAAATACTTCGCTTCAAGTTTTCCCTGTCTTGCATTCTCAACTGCTTCATCTTGCTTTGGTGCCTTCTTTCTTAAAGCTCCTGGATCAGCAGTTGCGCTTGCACCAATAGCAGCAAGATCAGCAAGAGAGCCACCAAAGATGTAAGTACCAACGTGCTGCATCTTCATCCATGGACAGAACCAAGTTTTAAGACCAGCTTCCTGCGCCTTCTGACAGAACCAATAATCTTCAGACAAATAACGCTTAGACTTAGGATCAATTTCTGCCTGGAAAAACTGCATAATTTCGCGGCTTCCATCGAAAGCCTCAGTGCGAACATGGTCAGGACGATACATCATTTCCTTATATGTATCAGCAAACTTCTGCATTGCAGCCTTTGTGACCATCATGAAGCCTGTGCCGATTTCAAGAACTTCACAAGGTTCAGAAATTTGAATAGATCCTTGACCGTTCTTTGGGTTGAACACATAATCACCAACGAACTTTTCAAGAACTCCAGGATCTTCGTCGGCAACACCCTTATCAACAGCCATCTTAATCTTTTCCCAGCTGATGCACTTCTTGGGATAAGGTCCACCAACAATGTCATACTTCTCTGGTTCGTTTGCTTGTAGAGCCATGAGAGCAATGACATCATGAGGATTAAATCCGATGTCAGAGTCGATAAACATGAGATGCTGTGAAGGCGATCTCATAAACTCGTCGCAACAATAGTTACGAGCGCGAGTAATCAACGACTCGTTAAACAAGAAATACATCTGAAGGGGAATACCGTTCTGAGAACAGATAGCAGCTAGATCTGCCACCGATCTAGCAAACATACCAGCGCACTGGCCACCATACATCGGTGTTGCTAGAAACAGTCCGTTCTTTCTTAGAGTTTCTATTTCAATCTTAATTTCCATTATTTACCATCCTTATAATGATCTACGTATAGACACATGAATATATAGTGCAAAGCCTTCATCAAGTCTTTCTTATTGCTTCCGTTCTTCTTACCATAACGCCAAAGATACTTAATAGCAGTGTTGCGAAATGTTGGAGTTGAATCTCCAAGAGCAATCCAGGCATCAAAACATTCAATAGACTTATCTTCTGTCATATAGTGTTCAGAATACGTTGCGTCTAAATGTGCTTTGAGGTCAGCTAGAATCTTATCCTCAGCGTATTTATACGACAAAGAGTTCAATTCACTGTTTTTTCCATCAAAAATATATTCTTTGACTGGAGCAGCCTTACCTATAATAAACCCACTCTCGTCAAAGATATATTCATTATCACTATCACAATCACAATTGCAATTACCAGTACAAATCATCACTTACCTACCATTTCATAAACTATGTCTAAAATATGATTTTGTTCTTCAAGAGTATTATTAACATACTTGAAGGTGTTGAACATCAATGTCATATTAGACATGATGTTTGAGATCTTTGTTTCTCTCCCTTGTAACCACGTTTCATTCTGATTGCTTCCACGTTCCTTATATCTTTCTTCGCGAATTTGCTTTGTTGTTGAAAGATAAATGATACTAAGATCATATTTGTCTAAACAATGCTCAAGGAAAGAAGCAGTGAACAAGCGATCGCCTTCGAACAATACAACTGAATTTGACGGGATTGAAGAAAGAAACTTAATAGCTTCTGGCTGAACAGCCATGCTCATACGATCTGTCCCAGAAAATACTTCGCCTTCTTCGTACTTTCCTAGGATATAGATATTATCTTTTTGTAAGTAGGGAACAAGCTTGAAAGCATCATAGTTTGGTGTAACTTGGTAATGCTTAATAATTTCTTTCATCAAGGTAGTTTTGCCTGATCCAGGCTCGCCACCAATAGCAATTACTTTCATAATACCTCACATAAATTCTTCAAGACCAATTTTATTTTGTACGAACAAACCTGTCGCGTCTAATATATTATTTTGGCTATACAGAGCCATTTTACTATCATCAATCTTATTAGTCAACAGTTTATTATTTAGTGTTTCTTTACGAGCGTCCCACATTGGTTGCCAATCAATACCAAACCAATCATCGTTTTCGCACTGTTTAATTTCTTCAGCTTGACGATCAAGGTAATAACCAAGGTAACGCCCACGACTGACACGAAATAGCTTCTTGAATGAACAAAGACAAGTTTCCATATCAAAGTAATCAGTGTTTGGAAACTCTTCTCTAACTTCCTGCAAAATATAATATGCTTGACCATCAAGATAGTTAATCTCTTGATCGGTAAGTTTCTTATCATACCAATCGTCAAGCCCAAGAGCCATAACAAGACCGTTACGATGAGAACGACTTCCATCATAATCGTCAAGCATCAAATGTGGAGGTTCAATGGGAACACCACAACACTGTTTGAGTGTTTGCATATAAAACCAAGTTGAGTAACGACCAAACTTATGGAACTTTGTTTTTACTTCTGACCAAAGTCCGTCGAAGTTTTCTCTTGCTGATCCTTCAAGGAAGGGATCGAAGGTTTCTTTTTGAGTGCGATCACCAACCCATTGCTTGTAACTTTCGAACTGGGCTGGAAGATGACCTTTGTTCCACTTGGTGTCAGTTTGATAACGGAGCCGTTTGTAATTGTTATTATTCCATTCGCGGAGGCGTTCGACTCCAACGAGTTCCATGTCGGGGAACTCATTCCAAATCACCCAAGTTGTTGGGAGATAATAGGTTGTGCCATAAATCCAAGAGATCCATAGTTTTTGCTCCGTATTATGTTCGAAACGATCGAACAAATAGTTAGTCATGAAGATAGCAGGGTCGCAATCCTTAATAGATAAGGACCACTTATACCATTTAATAAAGTCTTGCTTACGTTGTGATTGTATTTTTGTCATCAAAAAAGCATTTCATAAATTCATTATATCTAGAAGGATGCTCAAAATCAAACTCTTTATGTTTCTTTACTTTCTTCATAATCCACTTTATCTTAGCATTACGCAATTCTTGCGGATATGAATTAAGTATTTCTAAAGAACTCATATTTGTAGTTTGTTTAAAACATTCAACGCCTTTATCATTGATTGGCAAATCACAAAACATCGAATGACTGATGGTTGTTCCCCAATAAGTCATTCCAAGTTTATCATAAAAACCAAGAGCAGATTTATTACAATCTAAACGAATGCTAGTTGCGCCAGCTTCTACAGCCTCTAGTATGTTACGATGTAACATTTCTCGTGCAGAACCTTTACCCCTGCCAGAAGCAGGAGTAAAGATATTTGATATAAAAAGAACTTTTGACTTTGCTTGGCCTGAAATCTTCATAAAACAAACAGAAAGAATATTTCCGTTTAGTTCTAATACTCTCGGAGGCCAATCTTCCCAAGCTTTCATAAAGTCCCACATTCCTATAGCAACTTTAGAGAACTTGAAATCTTTTCCTATAAGAGTATTATGATACTTTAAATAATCGTTTTTGTCAAGCGTTTTGTAGATCATATTGCTTCTAAAAATCTGCGCTGTTTACCAAGAACATTCAGACCGAGCTTTTCAGCCGTTTCATTGTCTAGATTACGATCAGTTCTTTCATACTTGGTCTTTTCCCAACCCATGTACAATTCGTGATCATATGTAAATGGAGGGAACTTGTAATCATAAGAAAAAAGGATTTCCTGCACATCAGGTCCGTTGTTAAGCGCAGCATCCATAAAGGCAGTGGCGAAACGGAAGCTGTCTTCAATTTCGCGGCGATCAATAGAGCTACGGAAACAACGAAACTCTACAGTCTTTGAGTTCTTCAAAGCATAGGTATGAATACCATAGCGGAAAGGACGAGATTGAATTTTAGCATCCTTACCACAACAATGAACACGAAGCCAATCTTCAAAGTCAACAGGAACAGTTGCAAGATTTTCAAGCAACCAATTAGGGGCAATACGACCACCATCATGCTTCAAATAAGTCTTTGCAGTCTTTGTCTGTGTCATATTAGGATAGACTCTAAACTGATAAACACGATCCATAGTGATGTGCTGATTTTCCTTGATGTAACGCATCAAACGCTTTAGAGCGTCAATATCTTCAATCAAACCTGGAACGTGAATATGAAGATGACCGTGATTAACACAACCAGCAGTAGGAGAAGTTCCATGCGCATCAAATAGCTCCTTAACCTTCATGATGTTATCAACTTGATGCTGCCAAGTCTTTGTAGGTTTCATATTAATTTCGCCGCCGACTGGCGGATTAATTCCTTTCGGGTCTGAACCAAGACCACGATAAGGTTCTCTTTCATTAATAATATCTGTTTCGCAATATTCCCAAGAACCAAGTTCTTCAGGAATTTGCATCTTGCGATCTATATCGCCCCACTCGATTTCGAAACCATAGGTAAATGTATTTGGGTGATAATACTTCATTGTAAATCCTCAATATTGAATGTTTCTTTAAGCCACTTATCATCAGCCACTTCAAAATGACTGAGCTTAAAGTTATTTACATTATAAATTTCGAACATTCTAGTTTTTTCTGAACTAGGGATACCGCTGCGCTTTAAAATGTCTTTTGTAGATGCAAAGATCGTTACACGATCATCAGAATAATAGTATAGCGGTCTTTCATGATTTCGGAAAGCTGTTAATCTTTTATCGGCAAACAGCGCACAGACCGCCATACTAGCTGGGTGAAACACAGCTAGTGGATTTTCGTCTTTTTCCATTGCTCGCAGAACAAGCTCGGAGTCGTTTGCTGTTTCTGTTTCATAGCCAAATAGCTGACGCCATGTGCTAGGAGGTTCTTGGGATATGACTCCGTTATGCACAACGCCCAACTCATCAGTTGCAAAAGGCTGATTGTAACGTAGGTCAGAAGTGCTATAGCGAATGTGACCAATACAATAGAGATTACCATCTTCGTTTCTCCAAGTTTCTAAGTTTTGTTTTTGTATAAACTTATCAGCCGGAATTGGTTCTTTAATTGTGTGAACTTTACCATTCTTTACATAAGAAACACCAGTAGCATGCTTGCCACGAATCATTGACTGTTGAAAAAGACTACGGATAATTCCGTAGTCTCTCTCGTTAAAATCAGCAATTGTTATGCCAAGGACTCCACACATTAAAAGAATGCATCCAAGCTCGCTGCTGCTTCCTTTGCGTATGGATCTGTAATGTTGTGCTTCTTCATATAATCAAACCACTCTTGATCATCCCACATTCCGGGAGAAACACCATTCCATAATGGTCTTTGTAACTTGTGATCCTTATTAAGGCGGCGCTCCTCAACAAACTGTTTACGAAGCATCTCGTAATCCCAAGATTTCAATTCAACCATCTTTTCACGGAAATAACAAACAAGTGTCAACCGATCATTATCGTCACCAATAAGAGCGTCATTACCATGAATACCACCATGGTTGTTAACGAGCAACATATCTCCAGGTAGAAGATTGATACCTATACGATATTCAGGGAGAATAAACTCAGCACCTTTCCAACCCTTACCTTCAGGACCAGTGATGCCACAGATGTTAGAAAACCCTTCATGCAAATCACCAGCGTCTCGGTGACAAGCTGTACGCCAGTTATGATTAACTGTCAGTGTTGTGAAAACTGTCTCATCAACAAGGAATCTCGTGTCAAGCTTGTCAGCTTCGCGGCGCTGATTGCCCCAGCGAATAGGTAAAAGTTCTCTAAACTGGTCATTTAACTTACGAAGATAAGGGAAAGCAAGCTTAAACTTTTCTGGATTTTTTTCATTATAAGAACAAACACGACCATGAGGGATGCGGGGATATCTGTCAAAATATCCAGCAATGCCAGACATTACAGATTGAGCATAATTAGTATCAGAAATATAATTATTGATTACGTAATTAGCTTCTTTGATTTGTTCTTCACGAGAAAGATTATGAGTGCCAGTAAGCCACTTTTCAAACCAACCGTGGTACTCAGGATACTTTTTTGTAACTGCAGAACGTAACCAAACCTGACCACGAGTTTCTTCTTTTGAGCCCTTCTTATGGCTTTCACGAATTGATTCGATAGTTGTGCCATCATCAAATGTATTAGTAGGTCTTGCCAAGAAAGAAAGAATCTCAAGGTGTTCAGCAGTCACCCAATCGCGGTTGCCACGACCTTCCTGACCTAACTGATCGCCACGTGGACCAGCCGCCATGCCACGATTTTGCGACTCAGTTGCAGCATCTCTAAGACCAGCATACGCCATGTCCATTTCTTCTTTGGTAAATACGTTCTTCCTGAACTTAAAAATGATATTCTCTTCAGAAAGTTTACCATCAATAGATTCAGCATAAAGATCACAATCTTCAGTTATGATCCTATCCGTATAATCTTTACAAGTAATAAAAGAACCAAGAGTTTCTTCTGAACTAATCTTCTTTCTTACAAGAACCTCAACCATTTACTTCTCCATGTTTGTATATGTACGATACTTCGTATATATACGAATCATAATTCAAAATTGAATTAATGTCAAGCATTAGCTATACTTTTTAAGAATACCTTCTATGTCAGCAGGTTGCCAACCTTCGGGCTTCTTAATTTTTCCATCTTCGCGACGGATGACCTTACCATCAACGAGCTTGTTCATGTTCGCTGAATGAATCGCATTGAATACTTCATCAAGAGGAATGCCGTAAGAAACAGCAGTACCGCAAGCGATGTAGATAATATCGGCAAGCTCAACAGCAAGATTAGTAATATCGCTATTATCTTCTGCCTTGTTATACTCGTTGAACTCTTCCTTCATTAATCTCATGCGAAGTTCGCGTTCTTCATAAGAAGGAAGCTCTGGCTTCTCGCCAACACGCTGCCCAAACGCTGCATGGAAATCACGAACTTTTTCAAACATAGTTGCCATATTAATCTCTTACTCCTAAAATTTTACGAATTTCTTTCTTTGCGTTAAACTCACCAGAGTGATAAACACACTCAAGCAATCCAACAATACCATAATATAAATGCTTATCTTTTATAGTAACATCAAGTGCACCACCTGAAGACCAACAGGAAAGATTGCAACTATCCCAGTCATCGTTCACGCCGCACGCTGTATTCTTCTTGAAGAAAGAAACCATGTATCCTGACTGGTGAAGAGTATGAGGGTTGTTTTGGTCGTCAATCATTAATCCACTCCGGAGGTTGCCTGTTGGTCCACTTGTGCATTTTAGCCTTGCCAATCTTATAATAATTCCGATAATTAGTCAAGGGGTCATTTGAAATTTTATATTCGTCAGCCATGGCCGAAGGCATTAGAGTCATATCATATTCTTTAAGATTATGTGGCGGAGACTGAAGCATATAGCTAAGATCGCCTTCTACTTTATGGTTCTTATTATAACGATGAGTGTACTCGTTTAATAACGCAAACATATGATCCGCGAGCCAGTTATAGTTTTCAACAGACTTGCGACACCAAACAGCAGAGGGATGATTGATGTGAGTTGCTGAATACAAAACTGGCTCGCGAGCATCTGCGAGAGTCCAACGCTTTACATTACGGCCAGTCGCAGATTTACCAAGATTTTCAACACCATCGAGCAAACGATGCGCAGTACAAAGAAGTTGCGCAGACTCAAGGATCATTTTGACAACATGCTTGTCAACCATCCACTGAGCAGCTTGTACTGGATCTTTATCAATGTAGAAAATGTTCATGCAGATACTTTCATTTCAAATTTATCGCCACGTTTCCATTTCTTCAATGCTTGGTCGCGGTGATAGCGGTTTGCTCTGTTGTAGAAAAGGATTCCATCCAAATGATCTAGTTCATGTTGAAATATTCTAGCAGTCATTCCCGTAAACTGTTTCGTTAACACATCGCCATTAGGCGTGCTGAATCTAACACGAATATGCTGCGGTCTAGTAATCTTAACTAATAACCCATTATAAGTCAAGCATCCTTCTTCAAGCTCTACATTAGCTTCTGATTTCCATACAATCTTTGGGTTAATACAAACGAAGTTTTCAGGAGCTCCTCTCATAGCAAAAATTCTATATGGGATACCAACTTGGTTAGCTGCAATACCGATTCCATTACTATCATGCATGAACTTGACAAGATCTTTAGCAAACTGCACAGGATCAAATGGAGCACTTAAAAAATTAAATGTTTTACAAGGAGTGGTTAATATTGGGTCATTATGATTTACTAACTGCATTACACTATCCTACTAAAATTTTTATGTTTCTCGAACTTTATGACCTTTTCAAACTTGTCGTAAAGCTGATCAGTTTTATGGCTTATTATAAACGTGTTTGTATCTGAAGTCAAGCTGTTTATTATCTTGAGGAACTCTTCTGTTCCATTAGAGTCTAAAGAACTGTCAAACACTTCGTCCATGATAAGAATGTTCGTATTGATAGAGTTTCTCAACTTAGCAATAGCTCTCCAAGTGAAAAGAATAGCAAGATTGATACGCATCTTTTCGCCTTCAGAGAAGGAAGCATAACTGAAAACGTCTCTATATCTTGATTTAATAGTCTCATTGAACTCTTCATCAAGTTCAAACTGACACATGAATTCCATTGAAGAGAGATATTTGTTGATCAGCTTATTGATTACGGGGATATACTGCTTGATAATCTTAGCTTTAATGCCGCCGTCTTTCAATAAGTTAGATGCGATCGAAAGTATGTTTCTTTCTTCCATAAGATCATAGTATTTTTCTTCTATGCCCTTTAAGCTCTTTTCTAGTTCTGGAACTTTATTGTTTTCTTCCTCAACGGTCTTTTTGTCTATGGTTTTTATTTCTTTTTCAAGAGCGTCACGATATTCAATTAGTGATGATATTTTTGTTTTAACTCTGCTGATTTCAAGTTTGTTGTGGTTGATTTCAGAGTGTATCTCGATCAGCTCATTAAGACGAGTGTTGACCTTTTCGTATTCTTTGCTGAGCATTTCAAGACCGTCTTGAATTTTTACAATCTCAGATTCTTTTGTGTTGATTGTTTCGTTCTTAAACTTCTCATCAATTTGCTGTTTGCAGGTTGGACAGTTATCATACTTGTGGAAAAACCCAACTTCTTTGTTCAAGATATTGAGATTTGCTTCAATTTGATGCCTCAATTGGCCCAGCTTATTAAGCTTCTTTGAAACTGTTTCCTCGTCAGCTAAAGAATTTTCGAGATTTTTCCGCTTGGTTTCATACTCCCAATATTCATTATTTAACTTTGTGATCTGATTATTGGTTTCTTGAATACGTGATTGTTTTTCT